GTTCTTACACCGATCTCCGCTTGCCACGGACCTTTTCCTAGGTTACCCTAGGTTTGAAACTAGCTTGTATAAAAGCAAGATATACTAGTTTCAGGCACCGGTTGAATTGGACATAGACAACTGCTGCGTATTGGGAGCAGAACTTCAAAATCAAATTGTAATCTTTTAAAAAGTAACCGAATCGAAACTGGGAACCAAATGGGAACCAATTGACAATAAGGAAACCTTTTTAAAAGAAACGTTTTAATTTTGAATTTCTGTGTTTTACTCCGGGATTGATTCTTTAGAAATCCCTTCATCCGAAAGATTACAAACTGAATATGAGTAATCTAATGAATCTAAATCTTCTAGATCCTGACTTTCGAAAATCTCACTCATGAGAAGATCAAAAGACTCTGTAACTTCTTTAGAGAAGTCCGGAGAATCAGGAAAACTAGGAAGATTAAAATTCTTTGGTTGAAGAGTCTTTCCTAAGGACTTTTCGAATAATGTACGATCAAATGGCTTCACGGTATAACCACTGACTACTTTTTTTAAGTAATCGGGTTTTACCTGAAGGTCAATAATCGGTACAAGGAACTTAGTAGCAACTTCAGTTGCACTAGGAACCCCTCGAACAGCCTCAAGGAAAAGATTTCTAAAAGAATCAAAACCATACTCTTTATTTCCATCAAGAAAGTTGATAAAAAAGACTCGAAAGATTTCATTTTGAATTTCTTTCCTAACCTTAACATCCGAAAAAGGAACTTGAATAGTTTCTAAAAAGGATAATGAAGGTAGGTCTTCTATCGACTGGGAAAAAAAGAGGTCTCTTAAATGAGGATTAGAAAAGACTCTTTTACGAACTCGTTCTAATTGAGGAATACCAATGAAATCTTCATGGTATTCTTCATTTGGAACTGGATCATTAAAGGTCTTATCCATTTCATTAAGAGACTGTTGAGTAAAACAAATCTTTGAAAGATATGGAATAGAGATACAGTTTTTATTTGGTTCAATCTTCTTAAAAAGATCATGTAAATATACCAGAATTTCGGTACGTTTATCAAGATCTCTTAAATTAGAACGATTGCCCCAATTAAAAGCAAGACCTCCATGACTAACGGGAACACAAATACTCCTGACAGTTCTACTAAGTTTTGACCTATTTAGGGTCTTAAATAAGTAATGAACTTCAGATGTAGGTGTTTCCTTCATCATTATTTCCAAGTCTCTCAAACATTCTCCAAGAACTTGACACCTACGATCAAGAACCTTTTGCTTACCCGAATCGAGAACAGTTCCTTCCATAATTAATTGGGAATTAACTGTTCCGAAAATCGGGTGAATGTAATTCTTTCCAAGAGAGAGAGAAAGACCGAATTCTTCGACTTTCTCTTTCCAAATTGGATAGACAGTACGTGAAGCTCTCATTAGGATATCATCACCATTGATTAAATATTTCTTTGGTGAGAGTCCAGATGAAGCTGCAGTACAATCATTCAATAAGCAAAGCAATGGAAAAGATAAAAGAGATCCCATTAATTGACCACCCTTCTGAATAACAGGTACAATACCTGAATCAGGAGGATAAACAATTAAATGAGGGGATATCTCTTTCATCGCCCACCGCTTTGTAGGTTCATGATCAATCGACTCAAGTATGCCTTCCATTAAAGCTTTTGTAGCTTCAATTTTGAAGGAGTCAGTTGCAGCGGTATAATCACCTGAAATCCAAACATCATCAGGATCTGAATTTTCATAGATCCTTTTAATATTAGATTCCAGCTTGTTCGTACCGTGGGTGAGACAAAATTGTTCTTCTAAACCTAAAGCATGCCACATGGCATGTTGTAAAGGTTTAAGACAGAATGTCTCTCCCTTCCCTGCTGTAATACATCTAACCTTAAGTGGTTCCACAATGGGTTCCACTCTAACGGGTAGAGGTTCTTCAGGAGGGAATGCATCAAACTCTAAAGCATAAGTATTTGATTTAATCTGTTGATATCCATCAAAACCTAAACTTTCAGGAAGATAAGGCTCAATCTCTTGAGCATAAAAATCTTCCGAAATTAAGGTTTGAGGAGTTTCAACAGTTGAATCAATAACTTGAGTCCAGGTTTTGCGTATGTTTTCATGAAATTTCTCTCGTTCACGGAAAGTAGAGGGGAGGGTACTAAAAAAATTAGTATCCATCTCCCTCCACAAACCTTGAGCGTAACGATTACCATCAAGAGGATGAGTAAATACCTCTTTCCTTTGGTAATAAGTTTTTGAGAAATCAAAATGACGGCAACTAGAGGATTGTACAGATGTACCAGGACGGCAAAGTAATCTTTCCGCCTTGGTCCAAAAAGGTTTCTCTTTAAGTTGAAAGATTTTCGAATCTTCAACATAAAGTGGAATATGGATCCGACGCCAAAAAGACGCGTCATCCAAAATTCCATAGGAATCTTTATAAAGTATATCCAATTTTGCACCATATTGAAGATTACTTGTAACAATGATGATAGGGGAAGAAAAGTGTTTACCTTTTTCTTCTAAATCAGCCATTGGAAGGACATAAGGATTACAGGAAACCAAAGTTTGGAATTCTTTAATATCTTTGCCTTCTAATGATTGACCAATATCATCTAGAATAACAATTGGTTGGTCATCATAACCATCCCAAAATTCTACGTTACAAGATCTTGAATACGTCAAATTATCTCGTTTTGTCCCTGGAAAGAGTGGTGATAACTTACTCAATAATTGAGGAAGTACACTACTCTTGCCCTGACCCGGTTGACCAAAGAGACCGATTACCAAAGGTTCCATTCTATCTAGAGTGGAATTGGGAATCTTCTCATTCTTCAATCGATCCTGATAAATAAGGTCTCCTTTCATTCCTCCGATTCCTCGGGGAAAATGAAAAGAAGCTTTATTTGTAGGATAAAAACCATGATTAGGTTTGTAAAACTTTTTTACAAGTTTTCCAAATCTCTTACCTCTTTCTCGAAGATATTCTAAGGTAGAATTCTTCAAGGGTGGGGTTTCGAGAATCATCTGATCACGGTGTTTGATTAGGGTATCAAGAATGAAATCTTCTGGAACTTCTTTACAGAGTGACTTTGATTGGAGAAGAGAGAAAAAGAAATTAACTTTCTCTTTCTCTTCCAATTGGTCAATCTGATAACGAAGTTGATAAGGAATCATATTAAAATGATCTCCTTCTGGAAGTTCTTCTTGATTAAGGGATAGAGATACGTGAAAACACAGCGAGTTCTTTAGGCATTTAATAATTGACTTCTCGTCTTTAATACCAAGTATTTTAAGTTGAGAATAAATATGAGTGAAAATAATTGTAAAATGATTTTTCAATTGAGGTTTAAAGGTTTTATCCTTCATTCTCTGATTGAAAGGAACTTTATCAAGTTTTTTCATCTTCATAGTCAAAAAAAATGCCCACGCCATACGCAGCGCATGTGAAACTCTCCTATAGTCTTCAAAGACTAATGGAAAAGTTCCACAAATTTTGTCAAGAGGTAAATCGTTCTCTAACATGAATTGAAGGGGTTTAAAGCCCTTCTTTCCTTTTAGAGTATTATAACGATTTTTAACCTCTCTACCCATGCTCATTACTCTTCGTCGGATAGCAGCTTGATCAAATAAGATCACTCTACCATCCGGAAGGTTATGAACCTTCAATGATTCATCAAGATGAATCAGAGACATGAGAACGGGGTCCAACCTAACTTCACCTAAGAAATATGCTCTCTTAAAGAACATTTTCTCAAAAGAAGTTAACTCAACACTAGTACCTACCAGACATGTTTCCTTAGCTGGAAACGAAGCTTGCTCGACTTTTTCGGGTGAGCTTCCTGTGTAAGTGTTAGTAACTGAGAATTTAAACAAAATAGCTGGTTAGGCTAAAATGCCGAGCTGGAAGTTTTGTAATTAAATTATCTTTCCTATACTTTAATGAGTTGGGGAGACTCAGTACAGTTGAGATTCAACCACAAATTCCTCCGATTGTAACCTATAAAGGTTACCACTGATCACCGCTTGGTGATC